TCGCGATCTTGGAGATCCCGTCCGCGAGCACGCCGAAGACCATCAGCGCCGGCCCCGTCAAGGGGGCGAGTGCCTTGCTGACGTCCGCGAAGGCGCCAACGATCTTCCCGATAGCCACGGCGAGGCCAGGGCCGGCCCGGCCTACGTAGTCGAGGAACTTCTCGAATGCGGGGCTGCCCTTCAGCCCTGCTCCCCAGTTCGCGAACCGGCCCGTGATCTTCTGCATACGGGTCGAGATCTCGTCCATGTGCGGCAGGAACGCATCGACGATGCCCCCCAAGCCCTTGAAGATGCGGCCAACGGCGCTGCCCAAGCCCACGATCGCAGGCACAACGGAGCCCGCCAGGTCGGTCTTGAAGGACTTCCACCAGGGCGACTTGAAGCCCGCCGAGGCGCGGTCCTGCAAAATTTTGAGAGCCTTAGCCGCGTTCACCACGAACGGCGTCAGACCTGGCAGGGAGTTCTTCAGCCCGATGATGGCCCGGGTGAAGATCGGCATCACCGCCGGCTGCAAGCTCTCCGACCAGGACTTGAACGCTGATCGCAGGGACACGAACGCATCGAACGTGCCACGCGCTGAGGGGGTGAGCTTTGCCAGCGCCTGCTGGTACTTCTCCTGCGCTGTCGCCGCAGCGTTCGTCCCACTCGCGGCCTGCGCCGACGAAGAGGCAATCTGCCGCTGTGCGGAAGCGATGGAATCAGCGGCCTGCGCCTGCGCCTGACCCACATTGTTCTGCGCGTCAACGACCTTCTTCTGCGCATCAGCGATGGCGCGGGCACTCTGGACCTGCACGCGCGCAGCGGATGCCTGGGCATCCTTGAGGCCGACTGTCCGGTCGATGACCGCCTGCTGGGAAGTGACGACCTTGTCCTGCGCCGTCTTGACGGTCGCAGAACCCTCCACGCCAGCCTTATTGGCCGCCTTGGTCTGCTCCTCCAGGCGCTTCGTCCGCACCCCCTGGTCGACCAGACCTTGCTTGGCCTGGTCGAGGGCCAACTGAGCTTCCTGCTGCTGAAGAGCCGACGCATTCGAGCCGACGGCCTTCGTGGCGTCGAGCGCGGCCTGGGCGCGCTGAACCGCCAGGACGGCAGCCCTCTGCGAGAGGACGCCGTCCTTGAGCTGGTTGTTCAGATCCTCCAGCTCCTGGCCCGCCTGCTTGCGGGCGGCCGTCAGGTCGAGCTGGGCCTGCTTGGCATCCTTCTGCGCCTGAGCGAGCTGGCGTTCGGCGTCGCTGACCGCACGCGCGGCCTGCTGCTGCTGCAACGCCCCCTGCTGGACGGCGTCAGTTGCCGCCTGGCGGGCCTGGCGCACCTGGTCCTGCGCCTGCGCGATCTGCCGGGCCCCATTGCGCTCGGCGGATGCCAATGCCTGCTGGGCGCCAGCCATCTGGAGCGCTTTCGCAGCCGCTTGTCCGTTGCCCGACGAGCCCTTGGCCGTGGCCGTGGCCGCCGCATCCTGCGCTTGCGTCTGCGCGCTGAGGGCGTTCTTGATGCTGGACAGGGCAGGGAGGGCGACGGCGGCGAACGCGCCGATCCCGGCACCGGCCGCCACCCCAGCCGAGGCCAGTGCGCCGAGCCCAGCGCCGAGGATCGGGATCGCCGGGATTACCGCGATCGAGCCCAGCGCCACCGTCAGCTGGAAAATCGCCGACAGGGCCCCAGAGGTATCCACGTCGATCTTGACGTTCTTGCCGTCCACGCCGTCAGCCAGCGCCTGCACCTGCGCGAGGTGCGCAAGGGCCGCCGCAGCGTCCACCCGGACATCCACGGTGGCGCCCGAGACGGCCAAGCGCTCCAGCTTCACCTTGATCTCGTCGATCTTCGCCGTCGCCTCACCGGCAGAGACGTCGATGCCGATCCGCTGCTCCGACAGCGAACCCAAGGCCGCCCGCAGGTGGGCAATCTCCCGGTCGGCGGGGGTGGTGTCGATCCGCGTGTGGATGTTGACGTCGGGCAGAGAAGCCTGGGCGGCGGCGACCTGGGCACGCAGCTTCGCCCCGAAGGAGCCGTCGGTCTCGACTCGAACGTGCGCCGGATCCGTGGTGAGGCGGGCGATCTCCTCGCGCATCGCAGCCAGCTGCGCCCTCGCGGCAGCAGTGTCCGCACGCACTGCAACGTTGGGGTGGAGAGCCCCGAGCCGCAGCAGCCGTTCTTCCATGTCAGCCAGCTGAGCGTCGGCGGACGCCACATCGATGTCGATACCGATGCGCTTGGTCGCCAACGTCTCAAGGCGTGCCCGCAGACGTGCAAGATCTGCGTCGACACCGGTGTCGTTGAGGCCCACGTCGAGCTTGGGCATGCTGCGGAACGCGACGTCCAGGCGGGCCTTCAAGGCCCGCGCGAACGCCCCACCCACTTCTTCGCCGTCACGGGCTGCGGCGGCAGGCTCCGGGCCGAGGGTCACCGTCTGTGCATCGAGAGAGTCGACCAGTGCCGCGATCGTCGCCAGCTGTGCTTCCGCGCCGGCAGCGTCCACCCGCACATCTACCGTCGCAGTCGACTCCACCAGGGCCCGCAGGCGCTCGCGGATCGCGTCGATTCGCGCGGTGGCCGTAACGGCATCGACGTCGATACCGATCCGCTGATCGGTGAGGTCCGTCAGTTGCGAGCGCAGGTAGGACAGCTCTACCTGAGCAGGGGTGGTGTCCGCGTTGATGCGGATCTGCGGCAGGGATGCCTGAGCGCGCTCCACCGCGGCGCGCATGCGCTGGCTGAAGGAGCCGTCGGTGTCGACCCGCACCACAGCTGGGGTACCGGAGACCCGGGCGATTTCCGCGCGGATCTCCGCCAGTGCGGTGGTGGCGGCAGCGGTATCGGCCCGAACGTCAACGTTCGGGTGCGCCGCTCCGAGCCGGATGAGCTGCTCCTCCAGGAGCACGATCTTTGCGTTGGCGTCCTCGGCGGAGAGGTCGATGCCGATACGCCTGGTGGAGAGAGCTTCCAATTTGGCGCGGACACGAGCCAGCTCGGCGTCGACGCCGGTGTCCGTGATGCTGACGTTGAGCTTCGGCATGGACGTGTAGGCCGCTTCGAGCCGAGCCTGCACGGAGCGTGCGAACGCCCCGGCGATCTCTTCGCCCCGCCCGGACGCCGTTGCGACGTCCGGGCCGAGCGTGATGTCGGCCTTTTGCGTGTCCAGGGCGTCGACCATGGCCGATACCGCGGCCAGCTGCGCCACAGCAGCGTCCGCATCCACCCGCAGTGACACGTCGGCGCCCGACGCCGACAGCACCTGCAGCCGGGTCTTGATCTCATCGATCTTTGCTGTAGCCGTAGCAGCGTCGATGTCGATGCCGACGCGCTGGTCCGACAGAGCCACCAGCTGGGTCCGCAGGTACGCCAGTTCCACCTGGGCGGGCGTAGTGTTCGCATCGATCTTGATCTGAGGGAGGGCTGCCGTCGCCCGCTCCACGACCAGCCTCAGCCGCTGACCGAAAGCCCCATCGGTTTCGACGCGCACCACGGCCGGTTCAGTCGAGACGCGGTTGATGTCCTCGCGCAGCGCCAGAAGCTGGGCCCGTGCCGCCGCGGTGTCCACGCGAACAGCGATATTCGGGTGGTCGGCGCCCAGCCGGTCGAGACGCGCCTCGACGTCTGCAATCTGCGCATCTGCGGTAGCCACGTCGATATCGATCCCGACGCGCTTGCCGGCCAGCGACTCCAACTTGGCCCGCAAGCGTGCAAGGTCGGCGTCGACACCGGTGTCCGACAGCCCAATGTCGGCCTTGGGCAGCGACTTGAACGCGACCTCAAGACGCGCCTTGATGGCGCGGGCGAACGCCCCGCCCGTCTCGTCGCCCTGGCGGGCTGCGGCAGGCTTGGCCTTCTGGCCGCCGATCGTGACGCCGTTCTGGAACGCGTTCTGTACGGCCGGCTGGATGCGGCTGGCGACCTGCTTGCCGATCTGCTCGCCGAGCGACAATCCGATGTCGCCGAGCTTGCCCTGCATGGCCGGCCCGAAAGCTCGCCCGGCTGCGCTACCGGCATCCTCGCCGGCGCGCGTCGCCGCCGGGACCAGGGCCGCCCGCAGCCGGGCCTGGATTCCCTGAGTGTTCGGTACGACGTCGACTTCAACGGAACCGACAGAGATCGCCACGGAAGCTCACCCCGCTTCCTGTGAGCCTCCGTTGATGAGCTGGAACAACTGCTCGTTCATGTGCTCCGACAGCACCGTCTTCGGCGGCCCGTCCCGCACACCAGGCCGGGGAATCGGTTCCGGCGGTTCCGGCCGCGCCGCTTTGGAGTCGGTATTGGCGGCGATCGTGACGTACTCCAGCCGACGCACGGAGTCGGCCACCACGGCCACCAGCTGCTCCAGTTGTGACCAGCGCGCCCGCTTCGCGGCTCCTGGCTCAGCCCGCTCCTCAAGTTCTTCCTCGGACATGCCGTTGCGGAGCGCCGTCATGGTGTGGGACTCCGGCGGCAGGTGCTGGATCAGGATCCGAAGGCGCCGCCAGGACATGACGCCCCGATGCAGGTCGAGGATGTCGATGCCCCGCTCCAGCAGGTCGGCCTCTACTGCCTCCGCGTGGTCCTCGAGGACCGACGCGGTCCAGAGGATTTCCCCAGCGACTCACCGGCCATCTCGGCCGCATCGGTCATGAATTCGTTGAACTCCGCGAGGGTGGGGTCCACGTCGTAGTACAGATCGACGTCATCGGGGTGCAGAACCTTCTCCGCGAAGGCATCGAAGTTGCCGGCCTGTGCGAGCCGCTGCCAGGACATGCGCCAGGCGGTGGCCGGCACGACACGGATCGGCTTGCCGGCTAGGGCTGCGGTCACGTAGTGCCCGGCGTTCGCTTCGATCTCCTGGGCTGCAGCAGGGCCGGCGGCGTCATCGGCGCCGTCAACGACGTCCACCTCGGCGTCGGCGGCGAGCTCTTCGGGCAGCTTGGCTTTTGCGGTCATGGCGCGGGTCTCCTACGGGATTGGCGCGGGCGGGACATCAACGCAGGTGGGTAGGCCGGGCCCGCGCCAGAGAGATCGGCCTACCCACCAGTTCTGGGGTCAGGACCCGGTGTAGGCGGGCGTGGCCGGGACGCTGTCGGCGTGGTAGACCGTGTTGCCGGCCACGTCGGGGTAGGCGGTGATGGTGATCTGGTACCCGGACATCTCGGACTGCTTGAAGGTCACGTCGTTGCGGTCGGTGACCTCGCCCTGCGGCACGAAGAACGCCCGGTAGCTGGTGCCGTCCGCGACGATGAAGTACCAGGCGCGGCGGTCGGGGGTGGGCGACGCGGTCTCCGCGAAACTCGTCAGACCGGAGACGGGGGCCAGGCTGGCCTGCGGGATCCGGTACATGATCGACTGGACGGCGACGCGGCCGGTCTCCCACAGGTCCATCTTGAACGTGCGGATGGACTTGGTGATCTGACGCCGGAACGGCGAGGTCAGTCCCCACGGGGTGAACTCCGCCGACGCCTCGTCGAAGCCGTACACCAGGCCGTTGTCCGAGATGGCGCCGAGCGGCGCCCACGGGGCCATCGGCTGCGTCTGGGGGGTTGCCGGGGCGGTAGCGCCCAGGTCGGCGACCCAGCCGCCACCGTTGGCCCCGACGAGAGCAAGGTCGGACGAGCGAGTGATGTTCATGTGGTCTCCAGACACGCGAAATCCCGCACCGGGCGGGGAAGGAAGGGAGGGGTCCGGCGCGGGCCCATCAGGCGGTCAGGAGACCGGAAGAGGATGGAAGAACAGCTCGTAGGTTGCCCCGCTGCGGCGCAGACCGAGGTTTTCGTAGGGCCGCCAGGCAGGCCCCGCCACCGTGGCAACACGCCCGAAGACGGCCGACGCCGTGGATGCGCCCCGCAGATGCATCACCAGGGCCTCGCGGACCCGCCCCGCCAAAGCGGAGGCGTCCGAGCGTGAAGCGGCGTACACGTCGACGTCCACCAAAGCCCTGTCGAGCTTGAAGGAGTCGTCATCACCGCCGACGCGCTGCACCTGAACTACTGGCAGCGCCTCGACGAGGCCGGCCGGCAGTTCGGTCAGGACCCGCACGTCCAGCGCGGCCCCGAGCCAGTCGACCAGTTCGATTTCCACGTCAGGCCAGATCATCCGCGGCCTGCCGCCTGGGCGGCCCGCAGCATCACGTGGTGGGCCGGGACCTTGTCCGTGCCGTACTCCACCCAGCGGGCATAAGCGGTCTTGTTCCGGGCCGTGGCCACCGCCCGGTCATGGCGACGGCCTCCGCGGCGCGTGGACGTCACCACTACCGAGGCCTTGTACAGGCCGGCATGCCGGTCGCCAGGAGGGGTACCCACCGGGGCGATGTTCTCCGCGACGGTCTTGATGATGTTGGCGCGGCGCACCATCTCCCCCCGGATCATCTCCGAGCGCAGGAGTTCGCCGACACCCTTGCGCGACATTTTGAACCGTGCCGCCATGGCCGCCTCCTCTCAGCCCTCAACCTGCTGCAGCACCGCAACGACCGGGCCAGTGCTGCCAGTGAACGGCGACGCGAACGAACCGGGCGGCCCGTCCACGTCGTAGAGGGCCCCGTCTACCAGCACCCGGTCGGTGGCTCGCAGGTCCGTTCCGGTCGGGGCATACAGGGTCAGGCCCGTGATGACGGTGTCCCGGGCCTGCAGGATCTCGGCGCCCTGGTTGCCGCCGCCGACGCTGGTCGGGGATAGCCCACAGCCCGGCACCACGGTCTCGGTCGGCGCACCCGGCACGTCGTTGCCGTAGGCGTCACGGGTCGGCGTGCCGGGGCGCAGGATCGTGATGGTTTCACCGTGCGGCAGTGCGCGCACTGGCCACCTCCTCGACCGCCTCACACCAGGCGGCCAGGTCGTCGGTCGGATCGAGCTGCCTGGACCGGGTGCGGGCCTTGCGGGACGCGGCCCGGTATGCGACGGGATCGTCCAGTCCCTCAATGGCCTGTTGCCAGACGTCGACGTCGGCCCGGTCGCAGAAGATGCCTGCGGAGCCGAGGCTCTCGGTCAGGCCTGCGGTGGGGTGGGCGAGCACCGGGATTCCCGACGCCATGGCCTCGACGCCCACGCGGCCCCACGATTCGTAGTCCGACGGCATCAGCAGGAGCCGGGTGTGGGCGTAGACCGCATCCCGCATGTCCCGGCCGTGCATGTGATCCAGGACGGTCACATTGGGCAGTTCGGGGGGCTGCTGCTCGCCGTACCCGCCCCGAACCGCCAGGAACGTGCGGTGCGGCATCCGGGTCGCGAGCTCGGCCAGGACGTTGATGCCCTTGGTGGCCGTGCAGTTGACCAGGGTGATGCAGTCCCCGGCCTTCGTCGCGTAGTCCGCGGCGTGAACGGGCGGGCGGACGGTCAGTACCCGCTCCGGACGCACTGGGCCGGCGGCGAAGCGCTGCTCCGCTTCCGCTTGCATCCACTGGCTGTTGACGACGGCCAGCGCCGTGGCGCCTTCGAGGAGGGGTTGCCACGTGAGGTCGAAAGTGTTGTGGCACACCACGGTCAGCGGCACTCCATGCCCGCGCGCCAGAGCTGCGGCCAAAGGAACGTTCTCCAGGTGGCTGACCAGCAGGTCAGCGCGGGCCACAACCGGGGCGAAGCCCAGGCCGGACGAGATCGGCACCACGTGCACGCCGTCCAGGTCGTACAGGGCCGCACTCTCGGACCAGGTCGTCAGCCACACCGTCGCCCGGTGCCCGCGAGCCACCAGGGCCCGCAGCATTTCGTGCACCATCCACTCCGCACCCGCATTGTGATCGGGCGGGTAGGCATGCAACAGGGCTACGACGTCCAGGGGGCGGCTCACCGGAACTTCACCATGGCCATGCCCGCCTTCCGTCGGTAGCGGACCAAGGCCCGACGATCCGCGTCCGTCATGATCACCGAGGTGCCTGCGCCGGAACCGTCCGTGCGGTAGCTGTAGGGGCCGATGGTCTCCCCGGTCACACCGCCGGCCATCGTGGGGGCGGTCAGCGTGCGCAGCACCATGCCGGCCACCACGGCGACCACATCGCGGGGTGTGTCGGCGGCACCGTGGCTGTAGGTGACGCGGTAGGTACCCGGGTAGGCGTCGACGGCCTCTTCGTACCAGAGTTCGGGGAGGTTGATGACGGGGCTGTCGGTGAACGTGCGGACGATGTCCAGGCCGTCCCACTGCCAGCCGACGACCGGTAGATCCGGGGCGCCGCCCGCGCCGATCGCGACCACCGCGGTGACGTCCAGGACTGGCCGTTGCGGCAGCCGGATCTCACCCTGCTGGGCTCGGGCAACAATCGTCTGGTGGTCCGCCCGCAGGAAATCCTGCCGGGTGTACCCACAGACCAGCGCAGAAGCATCGTCGAGCAGGACCCGCGCGCGGTCGGCCTCGGTGGAGGTCAGCGGACGGCCGAGGCGTTGCTCCAGGTCCGTCAAATCAGCGAGGGCGACCACGGCGCGCCACCCCCTCCATAGCCTGGCACCAGGCCTCGAGTTCCCCGGAAGGATCAAGCTCTACGGCACGCGCCTTCGCCGCCCGAGACGCCTTCGGGAAGGCTTTCGCTGAGGTCAGGCGAGTGATGGCCGCCTCCCATGCGGGCAGGTCGGTGCGCTCGGCGAAGGTGCCCGCCGCTCCGAGGCTCTCCTTGAGGCCCGGGGTGGGGTGGGCGATGACGGGAATACCGGAGCACATGGCTTCCACCGCGACCCGCCCGTAGGACTCGTATACCGACGGGGCGAGGAGCACCTTGGTGCGGGAGTAGACCTGTTTGGCCATGTCGTAGCCGGCGGTGTGCTGAACGATCTCCACGTTCTGGAGGTCGGTGCGCACGATCTGCTCGCCGTACCCGCCGACCACCCCGAGGAACTTTCGGCGCGGCATGCGCTGCGCCAGGGCGTAGAACACCCGGGCGCCCTTCTCCTCGGTCAGATTGATGAGCGTGATCCGGTCGCCCGGCGTGGTCCGGTAGTCCGCCATGTGTACCGGCGGGCGGATGGTGATGCCCGGCGGCATGGGGCGGTCGCCGCGCTGAAACTCCCACCAGCCTGCGACGTCGGACCGCATCCAGTCGGTGTTGTAGACCACCAGGGACGGCTTGCCCGACACCATCCACGTCTTGGTCAACTCGAAGGTGTTGTGCAGCAGGTGCACCACGGGGATGGCGTTCATCTCGGCGAGGATCGAGGCCCGCTGGGTGTTCTCCAGGTGGGTGACGATCACATGGGCGCGGTCGTCTCCGCGCATCCACCGCATCGGGTCGTTCTTGCCCCGGTACGAATGGACCTGCACACCGTCGATCTCGTAGCCGAGACTCACCCCGCCCGGCTGCGACAGCAGAACATCCACCTCATGGCCGCGGGCCGCGAGCTCCCGCAGCAGCCCGTGAGCCGCCCATTCGGCGCCCGCGTTGTGCACCGGTGCGTAGGCATGCAGCATCGCCAGGACCCGCACTAGGAATCTCCGATCTCCCCAGGCCCCGGCGGCGCCCACCCGTGAGCGGCGCCGCCGTGCACTGGATCAGGACTGGTGCGTCGACGCCTGGACCACAGCGAACGGGCTGCGGGTCGCGGAGTTGCTGTTCAGGCGGGTGGCCGGGTTGGCCATGGCGAACGCCACGCGCATGACCACGCGCATCGCCACCGAGTCCTGCTGCATCAGGTTGAGGATGACCTTGCCGTTGTCATCCGAGATGACACCCTCAGTGAACATCTTGAAGCTGATGTCCTGCCGCAGCCCGATGATCGCCTTGGACCAGTCGCCCATGATGACCTCGGCCTCGGTCGCCGACCAGGCGCCGTTGGTCAGCTCGGACATCGGGTACCCGTACAGGGTTCCACCCGGGGTGCCCTGCAGGTTCGGCTGGTAGATCGGCACGCCCTGCGCGGAACGGATCCCGTTGAGCTTCCACGTCAGGCCCGGCCGGGACACGAACCCGTTGACGGAGAACCCGTCCTCGGCGACCTTCCCGGCAGCCGCGGCCACGTCGACCGCGAAGTCCGCGCCCGCACCAGCCACGACGTTGTTGCCGGCCGCGATCGCCGACTGGTAGATCGCCGTCGGCCAGGTCGACGGCTTGTCGGTGCCGAACAGTCCGGCGCCGTCGATCTTCGCGCCGATCGCTTCGACCAGCCGGGGGCGCACCTGGTCCCAGATCGGCATCTGCGCGTCGTCGAGGTACGCCTCGGGGATCGGTACGATCGCCGCGACCTCCTCGACGATCAGGTCGACGTTCTTCCAGTCCTGGGACGTGGTCTGCTTCAGACCGGTGTCGCCGCCCACGAAGTAGGCGATCGGCATGACGTCCAGCACCGGCTGCCGCTGCGTCTTCGTCGACATCGGGACCTGCCGGGCCCGGGTCAGCAGCGCCGACATCGACGGCAGCTCCTGGATGATCTCGGCCGACACGGGGGTCGGGACGAGCGGGTCATTGCTGGCATCACGGCTGATCAGAGAGTTGTACGTCGTTGCCACGGGGTGCTCCTTTCGAGCATGCAGCGGCCCCGGCCCCGTGACAGGGAAACTCCGGTAGCTGCGAAGGGGTCAGGTCAGGGGGTGCGGCCGGCCAGGGAACGGATCCACTGGTCGGGGGTGGTTGCCGCGGAACTGGAGGCAGGCGCGGCGCCGGCGGTGAGGGACTCCACCGGGCGCTGGGCGCCGGCGGGTGCCGGCGCGGTGGCCGCCTTGAGGCGTTCGGCGAGCATCTCCGCGCGAGCGTTGATCTCTTCCTCGGTGCCGGCGCCCAGCAGGTCGATCAGGTCCGGCGGGATGCTGTGTGTTGCCGCGGCCAGTAGCCGGGCGTTGGTGGCGCGCATGTCGGCGAGCTGCTGCTCGACGGTCTGCGCGCGGTCGGTTGCCCGCTGGACTTCGGACTTCTGGGCGTCCTGCGCCGCCTGGTGCTGGCTGGCGGCCTCGCGCAGCTGGTCGATCTCTTCGCGGGACTTGAAGCCGAGCGCCGAGAGCTGGTTGTTCTCGTGCTTGCGCGACAGCGACTTCCACTTCGCCGCCTCGGCTTCCCAGTCCATCGGCTCTGCCGGCTCGACGCCCGTGGCGGGCTGAGCCGGTGCAGCAGGGACCGGGTGTGCGGGTACAGCGGGTGCGGCGGGTGCAGCAGCGGGCGCTTCGGGGGTGGCTTCGGACATAACGACTCCCGTGTCGGGGTCATGCCGCGGACCTGTCGGCCAGCAGCGAACGGGTGTGAAGAAGGCGCCCACCGTGTCGGTGGACGCCTTGGGGCAGGCGTGATCAGGGCGCCATGTCGGCGGCCGTGGAATGGGATGGTCAGGACGAGGACGGAGATGAAGGAGCAGGTGCAACGCCGATGACCGGCGGGGTGTACCCGGCCCGGCCTTCGGACTCCCACCAGCGGCGGAACGCGTTGACGGCGTCCTGCGAGCCGGTGCCTTTGGTTTCGCGCCGCCAGTCCTCGTACAGGCGGTCCGCGATGCCGATGAACGGCTCATCGAGGGTGAACGCCGGCCATGCCTGGCAGGCGCAGTGATCGTGGTAGGAGTTCCCACCCCGTCGCGGATCGCCTGCGGTGCGGGCCGACTTGTAGACCGGACCTCGCGAGGCGAGCATCGCGCACCAAGCGCAGGGGTCGTTGTCGGTGACCCGCGACCAGCCGGTGGCCCGTTCGTCGCGCTGGATGGACTTCTCCATGACGTCCCGGCCACCTTCAAGCGCCAGGTACGTTGCCGAACCGGCCATCCGGACCGCCGCGGCGTCCACAGCCTGCGCCGGGGACTTACCGCCCGAGATCGCCCGCTTGAACTCGACCGGGCCCGTCACGTCCAAGGTGCTGAACAGACGCGATAGGTCGATCATCTGGGCGGGTGCCGGTTCGAAGAGCCCGTCGTGGATCCCGGCTGCGGCCCTCGCCTCCATGTAGGTGGTGCGGGCCAGCAGTGCGGACTCCGCGCGGGCCTGCTGAATTGCCGGTGCCAGCAGTGCGCGCAACGCCGGCCACCCCGGGTCGAGGTGCGCGGGGTTGACCAGGTCGTGCCACGCCTGCGCCAGGTGCCGCGCCAGCCGTGCGGAGATCAACGCCTGCTTCAGACGGTACGCCAACGCGGCCTGCGCGCTGAGAACGGCCATGTCAGGCCGCGACCGGTGGCTTTGGCTTCGGTGCGGCCAGCGCCGCCGGCACCGCCTTGGCGTCCGGCAGCAGCGCGGTGATCTGCGGGGTCATCTGCTTGGAGATGATGTCGTTCATGCGGGCCATGGCGTCCGTCTCGTGCGCGGCCGTCTTCCAGCGCGCCACATCGGTCTGAGTTACGCCCGGCACCCGCTCCCACAGCTCCTGGGGCGGAACCCCAAGCATGGTCACCAGCTTGCCGAGTGCGTCGACCGTCTGAGCCAGCGACCGGGCCGAGGTATCACGCCACACCACCTGGGCGGACGTATCAGCCCACCCGGCCCTGTCCCCTTGGGCGAGCGCGGCCAGACGTAGCGTCTGCTCCCACGCCTCACCGAAGGATGATTCCCGCTCACCGCATTTGCGGTCCAGGCCATCCCGGGCCGCAGCCAGCGCCTCGGCCGACAGGTTCGTCATGTGCCCCAGCAGGTGGTAGGGCGGCACCTGCGACAGCGTGGCGATGTGCCGGATCGTGGCCTCGGTTGAGTCCAGGTACCCCTTGAGGTCCGTCGCCCCGAACTCCCCGAACTTCGTGTCGGCGTCCTCGGCGACGAACAGGCCATCGACGCGGGACCGGAACGGTTCGACCGGCTGGCCGTCCTCGTCGACCGGCGGGACCATGCCCGTCACCCACCTCTGACGGAACGCCGCGTACTGCTGCGCCATCATCAGGTTGAAGGTGGTCATGTTCAGCTGGTCCTGCGCGTCGATCAGCGGCTCGACCTCGCCCAGGACGCCGTCTCCGTCCAGGTCGTCGGTGTTGACGAACCGGACGACCGGGCAAACCCCAAGGCCGTGCTCCTGAATAGCGTCGGGACCCGCCAACCGCAGGTCGGAGCCGTCAACCTTCGACACCAGCGAGTAGCGGGCCGTGTCGTCGTAGACCCGCACCAGACGCTGCTGCCCGGTCGCGGTGTTCTCCACCCGGTCCTCGACGGCGAAGATGGGCCACTCGTCGTTCACCGGGTCCGCGTACAGGGCGGTGAGCCTGCGGGGAGAGAACGGTGTGATCACTGGCGCCGGCTTGCCCGGCATGACCACCGCGTAGGCCGCCCCGTAGGTCAGGGCAGCACGGTGCACACCGTGTTGACGGGCATCCAGCCGGTTCGCCTGCCAGATGTCCCACGGTGCCGCGTTCTCGTCCTTGCCCGCCGGCCGGTACCCGTCCACGAACATGTTCTGCGCGACGACCGTCACGATCAACGGAAGAATCTTGACCTTGGCCCGCTCCAGCAGCCACCGATACTCAGCCCTGGCCCCCCGCGGCACATACACGCTCGCGTGATGGCCCCGCATATAGTCCGCGATCTTCGTCAGCCGGGTCTGCTCAGCCGCACGCAACTTCAGCAGACGCTGCGCCGTCGACACCGTCTCATCCACGCCCATCACCACGCGCCGCCCACCTCCTCACGCCTAACCGAACCCATGAACCCGCCCTGTCCGTGCCCGCTTCTTCTGTCGCTTCGCCCACTCCGGGGATGCCAGCAACGCTCGCCGGGCCATATCTGCCAGCTGCATCGCAGCGAAGCCGTCCACCTTCTTCGGGCTCTCCCGGGACTCCTTGCCGAACGACACACCCCAACGGTTAGGGCGCCGCCGGGCATTGCCCACATGCCGGTTCAAAATCAGGTGGTCGGTGTGGGGCAGCTTCCCGTCCCGAATCGCCTGCACGAGCGCCTCGGTGGCCAACGTCAACTCCTGCTGGCGCCCGCGCATGTCCCAGCCCACGGAAGCTTTCGGGGAGGCCCGAACCACCAGCTCATCCCGGTACGTGTCAGCCCACTCGTCGATGTAGGACTCCCACAACTTGACGTCCGCGAAGAACGCCCGGACCTGCCAGCGGCCGAACGCGTGCGCGACCATCTCCGACACCTGCCGACGGTCCACCTCCCAGCCCTGGGCCAGCGGGCCGTCCGGCTTCTCCCAGATCCCCAGGGGCTGCACCAGGCGATCCGAGACCCGCATGGCGATCAGCGCGGTCGCATCGTCGGTCTTGCCACCGTCGAAGCCAAGGACGATGTCGTCGTCGTCAACCAGCCGCAGAGGTGACGCGCACTGCGTCCACTCCGCCGGGTCCAGCAGCGCATCCTCCGCCGCCACAGGCTGATTCAGCCAGTACCGGCGGCTGTCCGACGGCGCCGACTGCGGATCCCAGATCTCCGAGACGATCCCGTCCAGGTCCATCCAGGCCGCGGCAGGCCCATAGGCCGCCCGCAGTCCTGCCAGGAGTGCATCCCGGTCGGCCAAGTCGGTACCATCCGGGGCCTGCCGGTGATCGAACAGCAACCCCGCGGCATCCGCATCCCGGACCCGGCCCTCCTTGATGGCCTTGTAGTAGGTGTGCGTCGCCTCCGCAACCGAGTCCATGCCCGGCTCGTACATCGTCGACGTCTCCAACGCCCACGGCTCGGCTTCCTTGCGCTTGCGCAGGTTCCGCCGCACCGTGCCGTGCATGCGCCGCAGTTCCGGCAGCACATACAGATGCGTTTCGTCGAAAACGGCAAAACTCTCTTTTCCCCCATCTTTGGCCGCCGAACTTGCCGTAGACGGGGTGATCTCACCGTGCTGCTGATGCAGCACGATGCGACTGGAAGTCTGCGCGGAGCGGCCGATATCGATGCCGGGGAAATCATCCCCGTGATGCTCGACCAGGTACTCCAGCATCGTCGACACGTTGTCGTAGGTATTGCCCGACTGGCCCTCTTCTGTGGCCAGGCAGCGAATGAACGGCGACTTCACCGGGCGGCCCACCGGCTCACCGGCGGCGTCCCAGCCGTCGAAGCGGACACCGGCCAGCGCCTCCGCGCACACCAGCATCCCCGCCAGCTCAGACTTCGCCCGGCCCTTCGCCCTCGACAGGAACACCCGCCGGTACATGCGGCGTCCGGTCAGCGGGTCCAGGCGGTAGGCCTTGACAATGAACTCGTAGAACTCATCGTCCAGCTCGATCGGCTCGCCCACCACGTCGCCGGGACCGTGGCACAGGTAGGTTTCGACCCAGTCCACGATCTGTGGTCCGAGGGAGGGAAACTCGCCCTCGTACTCAGGCGTTCTCCACGGCATCTTCGCTCACGATCCGCAAGTTCTTGCGCCGATCCGACGTCGACCGTGGAGTCTCCGGAGGGGCCGGCGCGGAAGCCCCCGGAGCGTCGATCTTCATCTTCAGGCGCATCCGGTCTTCCGGCGTCGCACCGTACTTGGCGGCGCGCAGGCGAACCTCGGAGGCGAATTCCCATTTTCCCCGACTCCACATAATCGAGTGAAGGAGCGCGGTGTCCAACAGGAAGTCCCAGTCGGTGTTGATGAACGTCTGGGCCTGCGGAGACCGCTGCCAGGTGTCCCACCACTGCCTGGTGCGAGGATGCCAGTCCTCCCCGTCCGGCAGTACGCCCTCGGGCAGCGGCGGCCCTCGCAGCTCGCCGTCGTCCTCAATCCGCTGCAACTCCGCATCCCGCGCTTTGGAGTCACGCGCTCGGGAGCGGGTCTCCTTGGGGGCGAACCCTCGACCAGCCATCAGGGCCACCCCCTCACAGCAGGTCGGCAACCACCCGGGACAGGTCAGCGAGTGTTGACGGTGCGCCCTCGAACGGGCGGCGGGTAACGGTGATGTAGCGGCCCCGGTCGTAGACCTCGATCGCGGACTCGCCGCGGCGGATCTTCCGGCCCCGGCCAACCTGTGCGCGGCCCCAGATGTGCAGGCCGCTCCCGGACGGGGAAATCTCGATGTACGTGGCCGGCAGCGAGTCGACGATGCGCCGAGCCCACGGGGCCAGCTCCCCGTCCACCAGGGCGTGGTCAAGGTCGATGCAGACCAGTGGGTCATCCGCGGTGAGGACGAAGCCCAGGCCGGCGCCGGCCGTCGACCGTTGCGCGGTGGCGTAGGTGGCCCATGTCGAGGCATCGGTCGACGAACCGGCGGTCACGGACGACCCGTTCACGGCCAGGGGAATCTTGCGGGCGGTGTGGCGGACCCACTGGCGCCGGCGGGTCATCGCCGAGGGGACCGGATCGGCCGCACGCTGCTTCGACCGGCAGGCTGCCATGCGGCAACGACCAGAGCAGAAGCGGGCATTGTGGGCATGCCGGGCACCTAGGTGCTCTCGGCAGTGCTCACAGCGCGGCGTCTTCATGCCCACCACGCTACAGGAATGTGTGACGGCAATCCAGCCCTTGACCTGCAATTATAGACGGATTCTCCGGAGGTGCCGAAGTCGATCACCTCGTGCGGCCGTATCGGGCCGGCGACGTTTCCGCAGGTCAGGCCATGATCACGAAAGCCCCAGAGTCATGCGCACCGCGCAGAGCT